GTTCAACGGAATCAACTTGCCGACGTTTTTCGCGGCGGGACCGATAAACAGAAAATAGCGCTCAATCTCCGTGACCGGGCCTTGTCCCAGGTTCAGGTTGTTGACGCTGACTTTGCCTTGAGCCATGAGGGGCCTCGTTAATGGGGTGAATTGAGGATTTGCGGGAGCAGCAGCTCGACCAGCGCACTGACTTCCTGCGCCGATGTCGGTCCAAAAAACTCGCGCTTGGGCAGGACGATGTCCCAGGCTTGGGGGCCGGGTGTTTCGTCCTTGAGCAGGCGGATCAACAGGCCGGCCTTGGCGTAACGGACGTTTTCCTGAATCCAGCTCAGGCTGGGGCGCATGTAGCGCGCCCGGCCGCGTTTGTTCTTGCCAGCGGCCAGCACCTTGTAGCCCAGCTGCCGCAGCTTCTTGGCCTGGGCGCGGGTGGCCATCAACGGGTTGAGGCGCTTGAAGCGGCGCATCTGCGCAGCCGTCACCCGTTGAGTCATGCCGGCGTTGTTGACGGCGGCGATCATCGAGTTCTTCTTGCGGCCCCAGCCCAGCTCCACTTCTTCGCTGGTCAGGCGCGGCACGCCCAGGGCCTTGGCCAAGCCGGTCAGCATCTTTTTCTTGCGCTTGCTGGCCCGAGGCTTAAAGCCACTGCCGGACAGATCTCGCTGATCCCGTACCCGCTTGCGCCAAGTGGTGCGCAAGCGCATGGCCACCCGGTTTAGCAGGCGTTTACGCAGGCGCGGCGGCATTGCTCGCAGGGCCAGCTGTTGCTGGGCCTCGACAAGGCCCCGAACGTCCAGATTCAGCGGGTTACGATTGGCCATGGATCACCTCGCTCTGTTCCGCAATCCACAGGTCGAACGGCACGAAGTCCCAGCGCTTGCCGAAGGCCTCAATCTCACCGGTGTCGGACTCGCTCAGGTGCTGCGATTCGATAAAGTCCAGTTGCAACTCGATGTCGGCCGTGTCGGGATCGAGCTGATCGATCTCAAACGTCGGCGGGGCCAGGTTGTCGTCTTCGCGATCGGGGTCGTTGACTTCCAGCCAGGAACCGACCAGGGCCATCAGCCGCGCCGGGTGGTCGGTCAGCCGCTCCAGGGAAATGATCGCGTGATAGCGCATGTCGCCCATGTGCAAGCCCTTGACCGTGGGCTTCCAGTACAGCGGCAAGGTGACCTGTTCGGCCCAGCTGTCGAGCTGTTCGGGCAAGACCAGGCCGCGATCGATCAGGTAAGCGGTCAAGGCGCGCAGCTTCTCCATCAGATCAGCTCCGCCGTGATGCGCCCACGGCCTTGCAGCACGCGCACGGACTGCTGGCTGTAGGACAGAAAAAGCTCATGCTGTGCAGGTGCCTCTTTGCCCAGGTTCTCGGCACTTTCCCGTCGGTTGACCGTGGCGAACTGCTGGAGCAAAAAGGCCTTGGCCCGGCAGTACGCGGCGCGCCGGTAGCTGGCCAGATAAAAGGCTTCTTTTTCCATGCCGGAGCCTTCCAGCGAGGTAAAGCCCTGGTCTTGCCAGGCGGCTTTGCGCAGGTCCAGATCCAGATTCACTTCGCCCATGCCCATGGTCAGGCCTTCCACCAGCAGTTCCGGCAGGTATTCCGCCGGCAGCCGATAGGAAGCCTGGAACTCGGCCAGTTGCAGATCCGGCCAGAAGCCGTCGTTGGGTATCGTGCGATCCACCAGGGTGGTCGGTTTGCCGCCAAAACTCATGTGCTGACCTCCTCTGCTGGACGTGTTGAATAGGGCGGGGGTTCTGCGTCAGATGGTTAGCACTGGGCTTTCATCTCGGCAGGCCCCCGCTGGGGGGGGTAGTCTTTTATTCGTGGTCGAAGCCTTGTTCGGTCTCTTGCTTGCGCAGCGCCTTGGTGGCTTCTTCCATGCGGGTTTTCACCCCGATCTCCGGATACAGCTCGGCAGCGCGGTAAAAGTGGGCGCAGGCTTTGCCCCACTGCTCGCCTTCCATGGCGATGATTCCCAGCAACTTGTGGTAACGCGCCGGGATTTTTTCGAACAGCTCCCAAGGCGTGGCACGCGGTGGCAGCTCGCGGGGGTCACCAGCGGCGGGATCGGTCAAGCCGGGCCACTTGGCGTCAATTCGCTGCAGCAGCTGCGACAGGTACGGCTCGGGGCTGCGCTTGGCCTTGTGCTCGCCGTCAGCCCAGTCGATCACCGTGTCACCGACAAAGGTCGGGATGTCACGGCGAAAGCGCTCCGGCATGGCTTGGCCTTGGCTGATCGCAAAATCGGCCAGCTCCAGCGCGGGCTCGAACTGCTCGGTGTCGAACAGCCAGACCATCACCTGCATCAGCACCGGGTTCGAGTGGTTCAACCCCGACTCGCGGTAGCGCTGCACGTATTCCAGGTACTTGGGCAGCAACTCGTCACGCTTCAGGCGTTGGCGCGCTTCCATGGCGTTCAGGTCCGAGAGCCTGGCGCAGTCCTCGGCCAGGGCACTGACCATCAGCGCCAGGTGTTTTTGCGCATTGGCCGGACCGGCCAGCGCCGTGCCGGGGGTGTACGCTTGGCCGGTCGACTCGGGGCCGTGTTCGAGCACGCGGCGTTTGTGTTTCAGCGCCAGGCTCATGGTGCAGGCGCTGCAGGTGGCAACAGCACAACGTTCGCCGCTTCGATGGCCGCAAACTTGCCCAGTTGTTCGATCACATAACCCTCATTGCGGGCGTTGTAATCCTCCACTTGGGAGCGCTTCGGGTTTTCGACAATCTGCCGACGCCAGCTGCTGTCCTGAAAGTAGATCGACAGGTTGTCCCAGGTGGTGACGACCACGCCTTTGCTTGGAAAGTACGGGCAGGTGAACGAGGGCAGACCGCCGTAGGTGGCGATCACCTGGGCCATCTCGATGCGTTCCTTTTCCGTCGGTTTGTCGCCCTGGGCGGCGTACAGCTTGCCCTTGTCGTGAGCCAGCAGATCGCGGCCGATGATGGCGATCAGGTCGCCGCCATCGCGAAACTCTTCGTCGATCATCAGCGAGACGTCGAACACCAGGCCGTCAAGGTTGGCGTAGTCGCCACCGGCGCCGATCCGGATTTCGCCATCCGTCGCGCCTTCGACCAGGATCTGTTGCGGCGCCTGTTCACGGGCGATCTGTAGCCAGCCCTTGTTCACGTCCTGCAGCAACGGGTTCGCGGTGCGGTCGGTGGTCGCGGCAATACTGGTGCCGTTCCAGCCGATCATGATCCGGTCCAGACCGATCTGTTTTTGCACGGCAGCGGCGTAGCGTTTGGCAAAGTCGGGGAACTTGGCCCAGGCGTCGATGGTGGCGTATTTCAGGCCCACGTCACTGTGGGTCTCGTACAGCTCGTAACCTTGGCCATCCAGGCCCAACACGTTGCGCGCCACGCGGTCGGTAGTGGTCGTGTTGGTGCGGCCGGTGACCGTGCCACTGACACCGAGCATGACCTTCTCGCCCTTGATCTCGCTCACTGGCAGCACGTTGATGCGCTGCAGGAAGTCAGAGGACAGGGTGATTTTGTCGTTCAGCGTCTGGGCGTGGGTTGGGTCGACGTTGAATTCCTGATGCACGTCAGCCACGGCATAGGTCGCGGCGATGGCCAGCGCCAGGGTGGCGAACTTCAAGCGGGCAGCGTTATTGAGGCTCATCAGTACACCTTCTCTTGATCGTCGGTGGCGCCGATCACCGGGGGCACGGTCTTGCCTTTGCCCTGGTTGAGCGCGGTGTTGAATTTTTCGGTCAGCTCATCCAGCGAACCTTTCAAACCATTGAACTGATCAGCGGTGATAGCGGTGGCAACGGTGACCGTGGGTTCTTCGATGTCGATGGGGGCCGGCGGTTGTTTGGCGAAGGTGGCGGCGCTCGTCGCGAGGCTGGTGGCCACGGTGTCGAGCTTGTCCACGGCGGCGGCAAAGGCCTCGGCGGTTTTAGCGTCCATGGGAGTGTTCTCTTCAGTGGGTGGAACGATGAGGTCAGCGGGAGGCGCTGTGATCACCCCCAACTTGTTGAAGAACCGGGTGAAGAATGACACGGCAGCCGCGTCGTCAAAGTCCACAGCCGGCGTCAGGTCGTCCAGCTGCTCCACGTTGGCAAAGTGATTGCCCGCATCGGCACGCCGGGAAAAATGCAATGGCTCAGTGCCGAGGCTGGCGGGCTCGTCGGTGACGGCCATACCGCGCAGGTAGGCCTTGCCGGTGTCGGCGAAGTTCGGCTGGATCTCGACGCTGCTGAAGATTTTCTGGCCGTCCTTGTTCATGGCCAGCAGGCGGTCATTGGGTTGCAGCTTGGCGAACAGCGCGACCTTGTCCCCGGCGACTTCCTCGACTTTCACCTCGACGACGGTGCCCATGCTGCCGAAGTAGCGGATGTGCTCGTACCAGATGGTTGCGGTGTAGGTCGCCGGATCGTAGTTGGCGGCCATGTCACGCAAGTCCTGCGCATCAATGGTGCGACCATCAATGGTCTTGCCGCTGGTGGCGACACGTTTCCAGTCAGTGACAAAGGTTCGAGGCATGTCGGTCAATCGCTCGGTTCGGGTTGCAATGGCCGCCACGATAAGCAGCCAAAATCGCCCGGACAAACGGTTCCCTTCCGCGTCATTCCTATTTTCAGGAACTAGGAATGACGCGGAATGTTAGGGCCTGTTTGTCTGGGGGCAGGTGCATAAACTGCGGCTCATGCCCTACTTACCTGAAGTCAAAGACGCCGCCAAAAAGCTGTATTTGCGCCGCTATAAGCCGCGTGAAATCCAGGCGCAACTCAAGCTGTCCAACATCCGTATCGTCTACTACTGGATCGCCAAGGGCGGCTGGGACGACCTGCTAACGAGTGAAGAACCGTTAACGGCCGTCGCTCGCCGGATCACCTTGATTCTGGAAAAGATCGAGACGCTGACCAAACCCGAACTGGATGAACTCGACCGCCTGCTCAATGTGCGCGAGCGCCTGCAGAAACAGGCCGTGAAACCTGCCCCCCGACAGCCTGACGAGCCTGCAGCACAAGTCAGCGATGAACGTCCGGAACGCCAAGGCCGCTCGCCTCGGCGCGAGGGTGACGACGCCAAAAAAAAGAAAGGCAAGGCGGTCAAAAATGACATCAGTCACCTGACCGAAGTGGACTTCCTGGAGAAGTTCACCAGCCAGCTGTTCGGCTATCAGAAAGAGCTGTTCGCGGCCAAGCTGAATCCGCTGACGTGCCGGATCCGTAACGTATTGAAGGCTCGCCAGACCGGCCTGACTTATTACTTCGCCGGCGAAGCGTTCATGGACGCGGTGCTGACCGGTGATAACCAGATGTTCCTGTCGGCCAGCCGCGCCCAGTCGGAGATTTTCCGCAACTACATCATCAAGTTTGCCCGCGAGTGGTTCGGCCTGGAGCTGACCGGTAACCCGATCATCCTGAGCAACGGCGCCGAGCTGCGTTTCTTGAGCACCAACAGCAGCACCGCCCAGGGGCACCACGGGCACGTCTACGTCGACGAGTATTTCTGGATCCGCGATTTCGAAAAGCTCAACACGTTGTCGGGGGCCATGGCCACCCACAAGAAGTGGCGCAAAACCTATTTCTCCACGCCGAGCGCGGTCAGCCATCAGGCCTATCCGTTCTGGACCGGCGACACCTTCAAGCGCGGCAAACACAAAAAGGCCAGCTTGCCATTCCCGGGCGAGGCCGAGCTGCGCCAGGGCGTGCTCTGTCCGGACGGCCAGTGGCGCAAGATCATCACCATCCACGACGCCATCGCCGGTGGCTGCGACCTGTTCGACCTCGAGCAGCTGCAACTGGAAAACTCCGACGATCAGTTCAATCAGCTGTACCTGTGCCAATTCATCGACAGCACGCAGAGCGCGTTCAACCTGGCGGATCTGGAACGCTGCTACTCCGACCTGTCGTTGTGGAAAGACTACGACCCCGATCCAAAG